CTATAACAATAACAGCTGTATGTTCCTCTTTACGACTTGATAATGTTGTAGTCCACCATTGTCTTGTAGATTCTCTTGCACCAGGTTGTTGTGTAGTTTGGTGGTCCTCAATGTCGTCAGCAATAATAATATCGCAGTCACGAGATAGAATTTTTCCACCTTTACCTACAGCAACCATAGTAGGTGATTTAATACCTGCAACAGTTCTAGTACCTACAGTAAATTGATTTTGTGACCAGTTCTTTCCTGACCTATTGTCTGGCTTAAAAGATGTACCTGGTAAACAAAAGTCTTCTTGTAATTCTTCATTAGTATCTAATACATCAAGTACAGCAGATAATGCGTTCTTAGCAATGTCTTCGTTACCACCTACCCACATAATACGTACGTTAGGGTTTTTGCATATTTGATATACAGCAAAGTGTATTAATAATTCTGTCTTTCCATGTCGTGGGGGTGACAGTATCAGTAATTCTTTACCGTTATCAATACTATCTATAATGTTATTTATCCAGTTAGTATGAAAATCTGCGGTGTCGTATATTTCTCCTAGTTCTGTTCTAAAGTATCTTTGTCGGAAGTTCGAAAAATTTTCTAATGCAGCCTTCGCTTCTTTGGATAGTTCCCAATCTTCTGCAGCTACTTCGTTTCTAGTGTCTATTTTGTATGCTGCTAACATGCGACTGACAGTAGCCGAAGTGCAACCAAGGAGTGAAGCTGCGTCAGCTACTGCCATATCGCCAGTGGCCACTTGTTCAGCTATTCCTTCGCTTACGAAAGCTCGGTAATACTGTCCTCGTCTAACAGAAGCGTAGTCGCCCTCGTCAGACTTACGTTCTATATTAATAGGTTTTGTGTCAACTTTCTTGTTATAGTACTTATCTCTTGCAAATTGACGTTTTTGGCATGTAGGAGAACAGAATTTACGTTGTTTGCCCTTAAGTTTCTTCCTACAGCCCTCTGCTATACAGATAACATTATTGGTAGTATCTACCATTATTTCACTATCTTTCCTTAGATGTTTGTATAGTGAGAATTATATGCTATAGTCATGTTAATTACAAACACTAAACACAAGTAATCTGTTACAGGTGAAGGTGCAATCGGGATGCAGAAAGCTGCTGACTGGCAAGACAGTACACTAGAAAGACAAAGGCAGTACCCAAGGACTTAAGAAAAGGTTTAGTCAGCTTCAATAAAGCCTATGCCCGCTAACGCCCATTCTTACTGGGTTTTCTACTGAATTACCAGCATATTTTATAGACCTTACGTACTATATGTAGAACATACAGATTGACATCTGGTAGTCATACGTAGTATGACCAGTATCGTAGATACTGTATCTCTAATTTTTGTACAGAGTAAGACAGACTGTCTTCAGACTTCCTGAAGTCAGACAGTCTGGCTTCCTAGTACATTAAAATATAGAGATATATAGTTATTTAAGATACCTATACAGTCTTATGAATTATATATCTTTATGTCTAGAAGGTTCTCGAACTTCTGAGTTCGAACCTTCCGACAGAAAGGATATAATATATACATGTGTATATAGTTGCAATGATACATACGAGCAAGTAGGGAGTTCATGATGCGAGTATGTATGGCAACCACAATGGAACAAACCTAGCGACACAACAAGCTGAGCATGACCAGAGTGTCGCAGTGTATAAATATCATTCAGTATTCTTCCGACCACTTGTGGTCAGAATACTGACTGATACTTATGTATCTTATCTATTTAATGAAAGGAATAAAAATGGATAAATTTAAAAATAAAAAAGTATGTCGTGTATGTAAAAGCGAAATCGTTTTTAAGAAAGACGCATACTGGAAACCAGCTAAAAATGGTATGACATATCCCCTCAATATACATTATGGTGCGTGTAGCACCAAAGTGTATTTAAATGGGGATAATGCTTGGGAAGTTTCTAGACAGGAACTAACCAAGATAGACCAGCTAAAGCTGGCTCTATTTAAATAATCAAATAAATTACTGTCCTTCCGACCTCTTGAGGTCAGGACAGTAATTATATATTGAAAGGATATAAATTGATTGTTGACACAATATACTGTCACGAATGTGACACAGAACATACTGCTGATTATTACTATCTAGTGTATCACACTGGATAGTATATATCACTCATCTTTCTTCAGACTCTTGGAGTCAGAAAGATGACTGATATATATTATGTAAGGTAATAATATATATTATAAGGCATAAGCAAATATAGAAAGGATACTATGTCAAAACCAATGCAACCTGTAGTCTGTGGAATTACAGGTAAAACACTTACCGAATGGCGTGAACGCACATTCGTGCAAAGATACATTAATGGTTCTTTGCAAACAATTCCACTATACCTCGATATCAACGAGGTTATCGCATTGCATAAGCAAAGCGAAACATACTTAGCCAAGAAAGAGGCTAAGGCAGCTGAAGCTGCAACTGATACTGAGGTATCAGAACCTGCTGAAACTGAAAGCACTGAAGTGCTGGAAGGTACAGCAGCCTATTAAACCGATAGGTTTTACACTCCCTATATTGTATAATGTAGGGAGAGTAAAGTCTGTTGCTATAATGATAGCTACATACTTTCGCAGATAGCACACTGCGTTAATAAAAAGAGAGTGCTACATCATGAACCAAACGCCCAAGCAGTCGTGCCACAGGAGTACGAAGTAAGTTAGTAGGTAATGACTGATGTAGCAAGAGATATCAATGAAGCAAGAAAGGTGATAGTACCAGTATGAATTGATGTAAACTATAAACTCAGGGCGTTAGTGAATTAGCCCTACGTAGTGCTTAACGTAGGAACTAGCTAACGCCTGTATGAAATTGTCTAAAGAAAGGATAAACAAATGGACATAGATAAAGTAAAGTGTGCACTTGAAACACTCAAGGACATACTAGAACCTATGGACTTTGAACAAGTCAAAAGGACTGTTGGAAGTGCAATCATAGACTATCGTCAACACGAAGGTGAAAAGCGATATACAAATGACCTAAGTTATTTGAATATTGATATGAAGCTTGACGTTGACCAAGCTGACTATGAGGATTTGCCCTTCTAGAATCCAAGCTGTTGTCTGTCGCTGTTACCTTTACACCAGCGACAGTCAACATATGAAAGGAATGTATGATAAATAAACTAGATGAACTAAACAAAGACCAATTAAAACAAGTTATAGTGTGGACTCTAAACGATTTAGATAATGCTGCTACATCAAGCAACTACCAAAAGCTTGACGATAAAGTCAAGGGTTGGTGTGCTATGTTAGCTGAAGCTGTTAGATATCAGATAGATAAAGCACTCAAACAAACTGTTAACGAGGAGGAATAATGGATAAAGATACTATACAAGCATTGAATGATATAATGGAAACACTACAAAAGATAGTGTCTGCTATTGAAACTCAAGGCGAATTTAACAAAGCTATCGTAGCTAAACTAGAAGCACTAGAGAATATAGAATACATGATTAGTTAATTGCAGCCACACTGTAATGAACGAAGCTACTTACAATGCTAGTCCCAATAATTGCTAGCCATGCTAATACATTGCATGTCCCTGTTGTAGGTAGCTTGTAGCACATAGACCTATCGCTTAACGTACGTAAAGTATGATAACGAACCAAGGCATACACGAAGTTTATGTGTTACAAGCTATCTATAAGTAAGAGTTAGGTTAACCCCTGTTGTCCTAACACCTGAAAGTAGGTAGCTTGATAGGTATCAAGAACTGTACGCCATAGCGTGCTGTGGATAGGTGGAGGTACTTATCAAGCTATCTATATGAGAAAGGAAAGGAAATATAATGGCACAACTTACATACGTATCAACAGACGTAATGTACCAATTTACAATACAAGGTAAAGACCCAGGTATTATGTTTAACAACCCAGCAATGATGGCGTTAGACAGCGGTACTATGACTGTTGGTAAGAAACAGTACAACAAAGATGACGAAGCAGAGATGCGTACATATAGAAATGACGCAGGTAATCTCTGTGTTCCTGCTACACAAATTAGAGCTTCATTCTTAGAAGCATCTAAGATGTTCAAGCTAGGCAGAAGTTCAGCTAAGACTGTACTTAATCACATACAAATAGAACCGTTCGACTTAATAGAACTTAAGTCACATAAGAACAGGCCTATTAAAACATATGATACAGACGAACGTAGAGTCGTAGTATCAAGAGCTGGTATCATACGTACTCGTCCAGTAGTTAGAGAATGGCAACTAACATTTACTATTGTGGCTGACGAAAGCTTAATGACAGCTAGCTTCAAGGACAGTGGTCTAGATGCATTGACATCTATACTTGCAGATGCAGGTAAGAAGCAAGGCATAGGTGACTATCGTCCGCAAAAAGGTGGTAACTTCGGTAGATATGTTATCACAGATGCGAAGGAGTTATAATGTCTAACAGACAAACTAAAGTAAAGCAGAGAGTATCTGCTAACAAAGACAAGGTACTTAAGTTATCTAAGGGTGATATGTATTTGCCCTTAGATACATTAATACAAGATAGAAGTATCTATCCAAGACGTAATATTGTAGAGAATAAAGTCAATGCATATGCAGATGCAATCAAAGTTGGCGTAGTATTCCCAGCAATTATAGTAGAAAGCAAGAACGAACGACCAACAGGTAGAATACTAGATGGTTGGCACAGATACGAAGCACATCTTAAACTTAACAAGAAACAAATACCAGTTAAGTTAGTAGAGTGTGATACAGAGCTTGATGCTGTACGTCAATCATATCTACTCAATGTAGAACATGGCTTACCATACTCATCAATAGAAATTAAACAGTATGTTAAGACAGCAGAAGAACTAGGCATGTCTATCAAACAAATTGCTGACGATATAAATAAACCTGAAAAGAAAGTACAGACCATGATTAAAGGGTTTGGTATCACTGCATCAGGTAATACCGTAGCATTAAAGAAAGGTCTAGGTCATCTTAATCAAAGTAGAATAACTAAGAAACAAGAAGCACTTAACAACAAATGGATAGGTCAGAGTGCTACTGTGTACGCTAGATTACTTAATCAATACTTAGAAGCTGGTGCTATGAAAGATGATGATACTACATTCATTAAACTCATGGACCAACTTGCTAACACCTGGTCAAAAATACGTAAAGGTTTATAACCTTCTGGTATGGCCTAGGCATGGAAGACTGAGGTGCTGTCTGGCTGGGACGGGTACGCAGAGGCAAGGTAAGGCTTATTAAAGTTTTTTTTTAGGGTAAGCACTGGTTAGCATCCGTTTGGTAACGTTTGGTAATGTGTGATAAGGCAAGGTAAGCATACCAATCAAGTTTTTATTTACGGCCAGGCTAGGTGGGGTAATGTGAGCATGGGTAAGGCAAGGACATTATTTAAGTTTTTATTTCAGCATAGCTGGGGTCAGGTACGATATGGATAGTAAGGGCAAGCAATGGTAAGGCACCATTAAAGTTTTTTATTTACGGTCAGGATAGGTGGGGTCATGTTAGCCTCGGATTGCAATGGCTAGGTAAGGAACACACAATTTAGTTTTAGTTAAAGGCGAGGAGTGCATAGGTGCGGTCCTGTGTAGAGAGGTGTGGATAGGTAACGATATCTTTCCTTTCTGTACTGCCTTTGCTTTACAGAAAGGAAGATATGAATCTAATAGAGGAAGTACCAAGAGAACACAAATGCTTTACAGTTGTAATAGCATATGCAGAGTTCGATAGTCATGGAGATAAGAAAGGTTATCCAGATGATGAACCTGATGTGTGGAAAATAATGGTACATGCAGCTGATAATATACAAGCTATCACAAGAGCTATGCATATTGTTATGTCTGCTAAAGCAGAGATAATGACTAACTTTATGTCAGGTTATCCTGATAAAGATAAGACATTTACTCTTGATGAAATAGAAGAAATCAGACAACATGCCGAAGAAACAGGTACATTCAGACACTGGTTAGAAATAGAACCTACGTCTATACAATGCCACCTTACAGAGGACGAAGGTAAGTTGTTAGATATGACTACTACAAACATAAACCATATGATGGAAAACATTGGCGACCAAGCTGATGATTTCCTTAGAAATATAGAAAGGAACGACTAATGGAAAACGATTGTTGGAAACAAATACAAGCTGTACTAGGTAAGACTAGACGTGTATTATTATACGGCCCTCCAGGTACAGGTAAAACATACAGTGCAGTGAAACAAACTGCACCACTTAATGCAAACGGTACACCTAATGTGTATCAAGTTACAATGACAGAAGATACTGCATCTGCAAACTTAGAAGGTTTTTATAAACCTTCAAGTACAGGTCAGTTCGAATGGCATGACGGTATTGCAATACAAGCATGGCGTAATGGCGGTAGATTGGTTATCAACGAGATAGACCACGCATCACCAGACGCTATGACATTTTTGCATGCTATATTGGATGACCAAGACATAGCAATGTTGACACTTAATAATGATAGTAAGGAAACAGTAAGACCTGCTGAAGGATTCGAAGTAGTTGCTACTACTAACAGTCCACCAGAAAGCTTACCTCTTGCACTTAAAGATAGATTTCCTGTAAAAATCTATGTCGATACTATACATCCAATGGCAATGGAACAATTCCCAGAAGAATGGCATGGTGTAATACATGATACAACTATGGTTGATGACCCTGAAGAACGTATATCTGTACGTGCATGGTCAGAATTCTTTGGTTTACAAGAACAAGGATTTACTCCAGAAACTGCAGCTAAGTTAGTGTTTGGTGATAAAGCAGAAGAATTAGTAGACGCCATAACATTATCTAAAGCAAATGTATAACAGTAAAGCATATCCATATCCCCAGATAGTTACTGGTGAAGACTGGAATGTTTACGAAAATACTGAACACGACCCACAACCTAGGACAGACAACTTAAACAGACAAATGTATGTACCTATGAATAGGGAATGTGAAGACTGTGGTATTAACCATGGTCGTATGATACGTAGACACGAACTAGGTCACGCTAAATGGTCGCCTAAAACTATGGGCAAACTAATGCGTGGTACTAGGGCTGATTGTATACATGCACTAGAGGAAGTACGTATTAATTATTTACTTGCAGCACGTGCAAAATTGCCAGTTCATGAACCTGTATTATGTATGGATAAAGTACAAGCAACCATATTACGTATGATAAAGTCAGCTAGTGTTGCTGATATTATATTGTATATACTTGCTAGTAAAACATACACCAATGACAACTATGTATTAGAAGCACAAATTAGCAGAGATGTTGTAGATGCATTTTATCAAGCATCTAATGATGAAACATTACATATCATTAGACAATCAGAACTTAAATTTGCAATACAAGTAGCTAATAGTTATGCAGCTAATCTTATTAATCATAGGTACAATCAATGGCCTAGCTATCGTAAAGTACAAAAGCTTGCAGAAAAATTATCTCATGTTATCAATGAGTTTATTGATAAACCTAAAGCAGATGAAATCAATGCACCACAACCACAGCCTGGAGAATCAGAACAAGAATCTGAAGGTGAAGGTGATGAAGCAGTAGCTGCTGCAGGTAGTGCAGATGAATTAGAAAAACGTATGCGTACATCATTACAAGAAGATATGTTATATCGTTCTAGTAGTGGTATAGGTGAGTGGGGTAAAATGGAAATACATGAACCTCCTATGTCTGTTAATTTACGTTCACGAATTAATCATGGACGTGCATATAGACCTATGGATTATGGTTACAATCCTAAATATATCAACAGATATTGTATAGATAAAAAGATATTCAAACAAAAACAACGTGTTAAAGGTGGCACAATACTAATAGATGCATCAGGTAGTATGCACTTTAATGGCAAAGACATACTAGAAATTATGATGCTGTTACCTGCAGTAAATATAGCTATGTACAATGGCTATTACAATGGAGGTAATCTACGTATTATTGCTAAGAATGGTATGCGTGTTGATGATACATATCTTGATGACCATAGTGGTGGCGGTAATGTTATTGACGGTCCTGCACTACGCTGGTTAGCAGAGATGCCACCACGTAGAATATGGGTATCAGATATGAAAGTATTTGGTATAGGCAGAAATAGTAATGGTTACAACTTACTTAAAGACTGTTACGATATATGCACAGCCAATAGAATTATTAACCTCAAAGATATTGATGAGGTAAAAGAACATGCATTAAAACTGAATGTAGTATAGTGGTATGGAATATAGTAAACTCGCAAGAGTGTTAGTGTTCCTTTCCGCTAATTAAAGCTATGTTTAGTAGCAGAATAGAGTGCAGGGAGAACCTGCAACAGGTGATAACCTCATGAATGTCAACAATCAACCCATAGTGAACACTGCTACACATACCAATTCTTGAGGTGCCCGTAAGAAGAGAGTGACGAAGCAACGAAGCTGGTACCTCCCAGCGAGGCAGCGAGGAACGGCCTTCTGGAGGGCAACGAAAGCTGTAGGGAGTGGTGACACGCAGCAACGAAACAAGGAGCACTCCGCCCGTACCGTGGGGTAGGGCGTTTACATTTGATTGAGTAAGTGACGCAGTGAGGCCAAGTGTTGCCACGAGTGATAGAACATTTGAAAGGATAAACATGTAATATCAATTAACAACCTATAAATACAGTCTGCGAGATGAGCAAACGTTGGTACTGATAGCGTTTTAAAATGTCGTAAAAAGCTAATGCAAATAATTATCAGACCTGACACACTGTGATATATTCTGGGCTTTAACTACGCTTCGATATTGCTTATATAGAATATCAATCAAGCTGAAGTTACTGTACATATTCAGATGCACCAGATGTGTACGCCCTCCAACAGGCAAGTATAGACGTTGGCGTAGACTGTACGATTAGGTCCTTGTAATATAAATAACCATGAGTATAATGACAACAATGGATATAGATGAATTACTATACGAAGCAGAAAATGGTAAACGTAGTGCTATCTTAACCAGGATTACACCTGAAGCACAACCCTTTTGGGATGGCTGCGAAGAGCGTGTAAAGAATGGTACACCAATAAAACCTTACGTTGTATCTAGGTTACTCAAAGAACATTTTAATATAAAGATAAGTGAATCAGCAGTACGACATCACTTCGAGAACATAGCAACGCATGGCTAAATCAGATAAAGAGATTAACAAACTTATAGCGGAAGCTGAATCTCATAAAATTCAAGAACTTAAAAAAGATAATTTACGCTTACTTAAACAATTAGAAAAAGCTAAGAATAAAAAAGCTGATATGATTGACGCTGTATATCAGGCAGTTTCTACAAACTTACGGACGTGGGACAAACCTAAAATACCTAAACCTAAACTACATAAAAAAACTAAGAACGAAGAAGTAGCAGTAGCTGTACTAAGTGATGTGCAGTTAGCAAAGGTAACACCAGATTACAATACACAAGTAGCAGAAGAACGTGTAGTTGAATATGCAAATAAAATAGTAGAGCTTACTAATGTACAACGTTCAGCACATCCAGTTAATAAATGTGTAGTACTAGCAGCTGGTGATATAGTAGAAGGTGAGCTTATATTTCCAGGTCAAACACATCTCATAGATGCTAGCTTATATAACCAGGTAACTATTGACGGTCCCAGAATATTAACAAAATTTTTCGATACATTGCTAGCAAACTTTAATGAAGTAGATGTTCATTGGGTTATAGGTAATCATGGCAGCCTTGGTGGTAGAGCACGTAAGGATTATCATCCAGATTCTAATGCAGATAGAATGCTTGGAAAGATTATGTCTATGATATACAAAGATGAAAAGCGTATGACATGGACTATACCTGATAGTACAGGTGATAATCACTGGTTTGATATAGCTAATGTAGGCGAAGGATGTAAGTTTTTTGTATGGCATGGTGATAACATACGTGGTCATTCAGGTTTTCCCTGGTATGGCTTTGGTAAGAAACTGTTAGGATGGAAAGCATTAGCTAGTCGAGGCCTCATGCCCGACTTCGACTACGCTATTGCTGGTCATTTCCATACACCTACAACTATGTACGTGAATGACGTACGGTTATGGGTTAATGGTTCTACTGAATCATACAATACATATGCATTAGAACAGTTAGCTAGTATGGGAAGGCCATGTCAATGGTTATTGTTTGCTAAACCAGGTGCAGGAGTAACTGCAGAATACCTAGTAAAGCTTGCAAATGAGGAAATATAGGGCATATAATATACATATGATAGACAATATTGTCAAGTCTAACTGGAAATTACAGAGTATAGAGTACAGTGGTTTAGGCAATAAGCCACACTTTATATTAATGAATGACAGTGGTGACTTTAAATTAGTACCTGTAGAAATAGGTATATATAATTTAAGGAAACTGTTAGGCTTAGAAGAAGAGTAGTCTTATCTTTGTGTTCGTCACTATCTGACTCTCACACAAAGATAAAATAAGAAGGGAAGTTATGAGTAATAACGTTGACTTGCTATCTCCATTTCCACAGGAGTTAGTTCGTAAAGCACCCGCAGGAAAGTTCGGTGATTATGTGCCACACGCACATTATGTAGAACGCCTAAGGGACAGTGGAGTAAAATACAGTTGGTTCTGCGAACCTATATACAGTACATACAATGGAGAGAAAAGAATTGTAGGTGCTAAAGGTATTATAACTATTCATGATGGAGAACATATGGGAACATATGAAGGCTTCGGTGATATAGATACATTTAAGCTAAGCAATGCTAAGTTTAATGATGGCAGCAACCTTAAAGACGCAGAGTCTGATGCATTTAAACGTGCATGTATGAGGTTTGGCCTTGGCGTAGAGCTATGGTCAGGCAGCAAACAATCAGAAGAAGAGGCTACAGCAGCTACTGAAGAAGATAGGGTAGAAGTAACTAAAGTAGACATGCGTAAGAAAGAGCATAAGCCTACACCAGAAGATATTAAACGTATGAATGACATTATGGACAGTATCGTGGGTGAAGGTACAACAATAGATGATGAGATAAAACCTTATCCTAAAGACGAAGCACCTTTCTAATGCAAGATGTAAACTTTATAGCTAGTACTATACACGCAATGACTGAAGGTATTCAGAACAAAGAAACATTGCAGCGTATAATAGGTACTGCTAACGAGTACGCACGTACAATGAAATACCCTATGTCTAAAACAGACTGGTCAG